CCTTGGATCACTGATGATGATCGTCAATATTGGAAAGATAAAATTAAAGAACTTACATGACTACATTTGAAATTATTATAATTCCAATTATATTTTTTGAAGAGTTTGTCAAAAGAACTTTAATTGGTGTATACTATATGTGGCAAAAGTTTGACTACTGGAACTTTAATCGTAAATTACCTAAATGACTGAATTGAAAGATTGGTTGAATAGTATTAACCAAACAAAAAAGAATTTGATTGATGATGATCCTTCATTAGAAAAGGAGTATTCTCCATATATCATTAATCGCATTTATTCAGGACATCTTGATGCAGTTATGTTTGCAAATGAGATGAATAAGTATCATTTTTTACCAAAGAAGATGCAATATTCTTTTTATCTAAATAGTCTGAGAGTTAAGAAGAGATTCTCTCCTTGGCTTCGTAAAGATGAGATTAAAGATCTTGATTGTGTGAAACGTTATTATGGTTATAGTAACGAAAAGGCAAAACAGGCTCTAAAAATCCTAACCAAGGACCAACTTAATTTTATAAAATCTACATTTGAAACTGGAGGAGCGAAATGAGCGTGGTTAAAGAGCCCGAGGTGAAGTGGGCACCTGATCAGATGGTCGAAGTTCTTTTAAATGAACCAGATGACTTCTTAAAGGTAAGAGAAACTCTAACAAGAATTGGGGTAGCATCCCGTAAGGAAAAGAAAATATATCAATCATGTCATATACTGCATAAGCAAGGAAGATATTTTCTTGTTCATTTTAAGGAACTTTTTGCCCTTGATGGGAAACACGCTAATCTTACTGCTAACGATGTTCAGCGTCGTAACCGTATTGCTCAGCTTCTTGCTGATTGGGGATTGGTTGGTATTGTAGATTCTGATAAGATTCAAGATATTGCTCCTTTGAATCAGATTAAAGTATTAGCATATAAAGATAAAGGGGATTGGATTCTTGAAACGAAATACAATATAGGTGCAAAGAAAAAGAAAGTAGAGGAAGAGAGTTGACACTCTCTTTTTTTATGCTATAATATATTTGTTGAATCGACGGGTTCAACGGGGAGTGACTGAATAAACTTTCTGGCATATAGCTGGTTAAGGTGACGAGACACAGGTGGTGCTGCTACTCGCAAGAGTAGAATCGACTTACCAGTCGGGTCTCAGGCAAGGACGTAAAATTTACTACTGTAGTAATGCCCGTTCTTTGTTGGTAATACAGAAATCCAACCTCCCACCCTAAATATTTTTTTGTGTGGATTATATAAATGAGAACGCAAAACAAGGAAAATTATTATTATATTTTTTGGGTTGTCGCTATGGTTGCTTTCATAGTTCCTCAAGTTTTTACTGCTATAGCATATCATAGACTTGCCGACATACTTACTAAACCTATTCAAGTAGAGCATGTAAATGAGATTTAAAGCATTAGTTTTTGTCAGGTTGAGAGGATCTGTATCAGATGCTGCTGGTAATGCAGTAATGAATAACACTAAAAGAGTTGCCCCTCAACTTGAACCTCATTTGTTGAGGATTGGTAAGTGTATTGATTTCTGGTTTGATGCAGAGAGTGAAGAAGTAGCAAGAGAACAAATGGATCTTCTTTCTGATCGATTATTATCAAATACTGTTATAGAAGATTGGGAATATAAGTTAGAGGAAACCGAAGAAACTGGTATAGGAAACATATCCAATGATAATGCAGGTACTTCTAAACATGCTTTGTTTGATCAGTAAACCGAATAATTTTATAGGGGATTCCACATTCCCTTTTTTAATGTTCTATGGTTAAATAGTAGTGTACGCCTTCGGGGTACACATTAAACACTCGCTTTTAAAGGAGAACCATGAACGCACTACAACGTTACCACGCTGCAAATCTTCCAGATTTAATGGATAAGATTACAAAGAACAGCATAGGGTTAGATGATTATTTTGATAGATTTTTTAATTCAGATTTCCCACAGTCAAATTATCCACCATATAATTTAATACAATTAAATAATCATGAGTCAACATTGGAGATCGCCCTTGCGGGGTTCAAGAAGGATGAGTTACGAGTCTTCACGGAGTTTGGAAAATTACATGTTGAAGGCAAGAAAGAAGAATCAGAAAGTGATGGAACGTTTGTCCACAAAGGACTGGCCCAACGTAGTTTCCAACGAGTTTGGACGATCACAGACGATACGAAGATTGGATCCGTCAAGTTTGAAGATGGACTACTCACCGTACAATTAAATAAGATTGTACCAGAACATCATTCTCGTAAAGAGTATCTTTAAGGAGGGTATCATGAAACTAACTACACCGTTTAGTATTATCAGAAATGCCATTAGTGATCTCAAAAGAGTTCCTAAAGAAAAACCCCAAAAAGTAAAAACTGTGTTATAATATTCTTATTGTTATGTTTTTGTAATGGATTATAAAACTGCAGGAGTTGATATTGAAGCTGGAAGATCTTTTGTAGATCAAATTAAACACACTGTTAAATCCACTCATAGACCAGAGGTCTTGGGTGGATTTGGTGGTTTTAATGGTATGATGAGAATACCTGAAGGATATGAGAAACCTGTTTTAGTTTCTGGTACTGATGGTGTAGGAACCAAAGTACATGTTGCTGAATTAGAGGCAACTGGTGATCCATCTGTAATGCGTGGTATAGGACTTGATCTTGTTGCTATGTGTGTGAATGATGTAATCACATGTGGTGCAAAACCATTATACTTTTTGGATTATATCTGCACTTCAGATTTAAAATTGCATGGAGATTTGGTAAAACATTTAGTTGATGGTATAGCAGAAGGATGTAAGATTTCTGGGTGTAGTTTATTGGGTGGAGAGACAGCAGAGCATCCAAGACGTTCAGCAATGGTAGATCCTATTAAAGATCTTGCAGGATTTTGTACTGGCATTGTAGAAGAGAATGAAATTATAGATGGTAGTTTAATACGTGAGAGTGATGTTATTATTGGAATAGAAAGTAGTGGTGTTCATAGTAATGGATTTAGTTTGATTAGAGAGATGCTATGGAGACATAAGATTTTCCTTAGAAAAGGTTATGATGAAAAATGGGGTGGTGGTAAGATGGAAGATCCAAGTCCTACTCCAGAACTCCTTAACCCAACTATAATCTATGCTCCAGTGGTTAGTCATTTATTATCAGAGTTTCCCATACTTGGTATGGCACATATTACAGGTGGAGGTATTCCAGAGAATCTTCCACGTTGTATTCCTGATGGATTAGAAGCAAGAGTTAATTATGATTCTTGGCCAATGCCAGAATTGTTTAGTAAGATTATGTTGGCAGGTGAGATTCCACCAGAAGAAATGAAAAATGTATTTAATCTTGGTATTGGATATTGTTTAGTAGTTCCTAGAAATACAGCAGAAGAAATTCAAAATGCAATTAAAAAACATGAGTTGCAGTCTTGGGTAATTGGTGATATAATTAGTAGGTAAACAAGTTTAAAATGGCAGTAAAATTAGTTCTGTTAAAGTCTGGAGAAACTCTCATTAGTGAAGCTAAAGAATTAGTTTCTGATGAGAAACAAGCAAGACCACATGCATATCTTCTTGAATATCCACATACAGTAAGAACCAGAGAAAAAACTTTTCTAGCAGAGGAAGATAATGCTAGAGGTGATCGTGGCATTGATGTCATATTAACACCTTGGATTATATTAACTTCTGATAAAGAAATTGTTTTACCTACAGATTGGGTAGTAACTATTGTAGAACCATTGAAATCTGTTACTCAAATGTACCTAGATAAAAGTCGTTCATTTAAAATAGAGGAAAAAACCGATGGCTGATAAAGTAGTTAAGTGTGTACTTCTTAATGTTGATAATGTTCTTATAACTGAAATTGAAGAAGTTATGCCAGAACCAGGTGAACCTGATTGTCGTTTAGTAAATCCATATCTATTTGTTTCTGAAGACGATATGAAACCTTGGGTACAAGCTTCCAATCAAAAAGAATATATGGTAAGATCAGATGATATTCTTACTATTGCTGATCCAACACAAGAAGTAATTGATAAGTACATTGAACTAACTTCATAATGCGATTTTATACAAACGTCCAAATGGTTGGTGACAACTTTCTGGTCCGTGGATACGAAAATGGTAGACACTTTGCGACCAGAGAAAAGTTCTATCCAACTCTTTTTGTCGATTCAAAAAAGAAGACAAAATATAAAACATTGAATGGTGAATATGTAGAGGCGATTGAACCAGGTTCTGTACGTGATTGCAGAGAGTTTATCAAGAGATATAATGAGATAGATAATTTTAATATTTACGGTAATGAAAGATTCATTTATCAGTATATTTCTGATAAGTATCCTGATGAAGAACTGAAGTTTGATATTGATAAAATCAAATTGATGACTCTTGATATTGAGGTTAAGTCAGAGAATGGATTCCCTGATGTAGAATCTGCTGCTGAAGAGATACTTCTCATATCAATTCAGGATTATACTACTAAAAAGATCCGTACTTGGGGATTAGGTCCTTTTAAAAACACTCAAGAGAATGTTATATACAAATCATTTAGAACAGAATATGAACTTCTAAATGATTTCATTAACTGGT